CAGTGCAAAAGCTGATGTTTGAGGCCGCTGCGCTTGAACAGCAACAAAAAGGAGCTTCCCATGTCTGAAATCATCGAACTGGCCATCACCAACGGCCAACCCACCACCACCAGCCTGGCCATTGCCGAGCGTTTTGGCAAGAATCACAACCACGTTTTGCGTGATATTGAGAAATTGGCGTGCTCAAAAGAGTTCACTGAATCCAATTTTGGACTCAGTGCCTACAAAGACAGCACCGGAAGAGCGCTGCCGATGTACCAAATCACAAAAGACGGCTTTATGTTCCTTTGCATGGGTTTCACCGGCAAAGAAGCCGCCGCGTGGAAAGAACGCTTCATCGCCGCCTTCAACGCCATGGAGCAACAGTTGCTGGAAAACGCCGCAGCGCAGCAAATCCCCAAACCGGACGGCACGCTGTTCCTAAGCCACCGGGCAGACATTATGGTGGCGGCAGACCGCACTTTCCGCGCCGCCATCCGCAGCGGGCGCATGTCTGGCATGGCCACGGCGGTGGCTATCCGGCGGGCCAATGAGATTACCCGGCTGAAAACCGGGCTTGACATGCTGGCTGAGCTGCAGTTTGAGCCCGCGCAGGAAGACGACAGCCGCGCCGTCAAAGATGAGCAGGCGCTTGAGCAGGTGCAGAACTTTTGGGCAACCTATGAGGGCGGCGGGTTGCCGGGAGAGGCGTGTCTGCCGCTGCTGTCAACTCAAGTGCACAAGCTGTATTTGCACTGGCACCGAGAAAATGCCGTTGGATTCCCGCTAGGTATTTCAAAACTTATCCACATTTTGCGCTCGGCGGGATTGGTGCAGCACAAACGCGCCCGCTATTCATGGCCCAACGGCGTGTTAAACATGCAAGCCACTTTTGTGATACCCGAAGGCGACTATGGCCCACCGCCAAACCAGACCATGGCGCAGTGGCTTGGGGAGTGTGTTGAGCATATCGAGCAAGCACTAGAGCAGGTCAAACGCAGCTAAGGTAGCAATGGGCGCCCGAGACCTCCCTGCCACCTTTGCCAGCGCCAGCGCTTACCTGGGCGAGGCATTGGCCCGGGCGCTTGCGCCGCGCAAGCCGTTGCGGGTGAGCCAGTGGGCAGATCTGCACCGGCGGCTTAGCAGCAAAGGCAGCGCCCTGGGCAACACCGCCTGGCGCACAGACCGCAACCCGCCGCTGCGTGAGCCCATGGACGCCATGAGCGCGCGCGACGGTGCCCGGGACGTGGCGCTTAAATTCCCCATCCAGTTCGGCAAGACTGAGGTGGCCATCAACGCCCTGGGCTACACCATGGAGCACAACCCCGGGCCGGTGATGGTGTGCCTGCCGGGGGATGTGTCCATGCAAAAGTGGGTGGCGCAAAAGCTAAACCCCATGCTTGAGGAAACCCCCGCCGTGCGTGAGCTGCTGAGCAGCACCAACAGCCGGGATGGTGCCAACCGGCGCGAGTTTAAAGACTTTGCAGGCGGGCAGCTTTACATTGAGCACGCGGGCAGCCCGCAGCGCCTGAAAAGCACCACCGTGCGCACGCTTATTGTGGATGAGGTGGATGAGTTTGCCGCATCGCTTACCGGTGGGGATGACCCATTGGAAATGCTTGAGGGCCGCACCAGCGCTTTCCCTGGCACTTACAAGCGGCTCTACATCAGCACGCCAGGCCTTAAAGGTGTGAGCCGAATCGACTACCTTTGGGAAAAGTCAGACCAGCGCCGGTTTCATGTGCCGTGCCCTCACTGCGGGCACATGCAGCACCTGCAATGGAGCGGCCTGCACTGGGCCCCGGGCGGCCATGGTGTGCACTATGTGTGCGAAGACTGCGGGGCCGTAATCGACGAGCACCACAAGACCGCCATGATTGCCGATGGCCAGTGGGTGGCAGAAAACCCCGGCGCAAAAGTGCGGGGCTATCACATTAACTGCCTGTATTACCAAATCGGCCTGGGCCCGCGCTGGGCTGACCTGGTGGCCAAGTGGTTGGAAGTGCAAAACGACCCGGCCAAGCTGAAAACCTTTGTCAATGACCGGCTGGCTGAAACTTGGGAAGACCCCACCATGCGCGCCGTTAAGCACAACGCCATTGCAGACCGGGCCAGTGCCTACGCCCTGCGCACCGCACCGGCTGGCGTGCTGGTGGTTACCGCCGGGGTGGATACGCAAGACAACCGCCTGGCTGTGCACATTAAAGGCTGGGGCCGCAATATGGCTTTCTGGACCATCGACTATGTGGAGCTGCCGGGAGACCCGGCTGAGGATGCGGTTTGGACCAGCCTGACCGAGCTACTCAACCAGCCCATCCTGCATGAATGCGGGGCCACCTTGCGCGTGGAGGCTGTGGCTATTGATGCCGGTGGCCACCGCACCGAAGCCGTGAAAGACTTTGTGCGCCAGCGCCGTGTGCGCCGCCCCATGGCCATATTTGGAGCCGTGCCGAATAACGCGCCAGTGCTATCAAAAGGCAAGCTAATGGACGTTGACTGGCGTGGCCGATCAGACAAGCGCGGCGTGATGGTCTACCAGGTGGGCACCGTGGGCATTAAGCACTGGCTTTTTAGCCGCTTGTCTACTGATGCCGACAAACAGCCAGAAGACCGCCTGTGCCACTACAGCGCAGAGCTGGACACCACGTTTTTTCAGGGGCTGGCCAGCGAGACCTACAACCCAGCTAAAAACCGCTTTGAGAAAAAGCGCGGCGCGCGCAATGAGCCGTTGGATACCGGTGTGTACGCCTTTGCCGCTGCTCACCACCCAGAGCTGCGCTTGCACCGGTTTACCCGGGCAGACTGGGACCGGATTGAGGCCAAGCTGCAGGCGTCTATTGCATCAAAAACGCCAGACGCACCCCAAGCCGCGCAGACCACCAAGGCAGCCACCCAGCAAGCAAATACGCAGCCAGCCCGGCCTAACCCATTTTCAGTACCACGCCAACCCAAAAACCGCCCCCGATCATGGTGAACAAACAGCCCAACACCGACATCATTGCTGACGTGCTACGCCGCGTTAACCAGGCGCTGGCGCAAAACCAGCAAGCGCTTGACGCCGCCACCGCTGCCCGCATCCAGGCCGATGCCCTGGCCATGTGGGGCAGCCCGGGTGAGCAAAAAAACCTGCGCAACAGCCGCATCCACCGCGCTTACCTTACCGGCAAGAGGCTGGATGAAATATCCCGCCTGGAGGGCGTAAGCACGCGCCATGTGCTGCGCATCATCAAACACAAATAGACTGGGCAGCAGGTGACAAAAAGCGCGTGATTATGTCGCGCATCCCGGCATGTAATTGCGGACAATATGCCCGCAGAAGTTCCCACCATCGAACCGGCCACCCTGGTGGCTGGCGACACCCTTAAATTTAACAAGACGCTAGACGACTACCCCGCATCAGCCGCGTGGGTGCTTACCTACACGCTTGTCAATGTCTCTGCACGCTACACCTTTGTTGCCACCGCATCGGGTGACGTTCATGCCGTTACCGTAGCGGCAACCACCACAGCCACTTGGCTGCCGGGGGACTACGAATGGCGCGCCCAGGTCAGCAAAACCGGTGAGGTTTTTACCGTAGCCGCCGGTCAAATCACCATACTCCCCAGCTTTGCCAGCGCAACAGACAGCCGCAGCAGCGCCAAACAAACTCTGGACGCCATTAACGCTTACCTGGCCAGCCCGACCAACCTGGCTGCGGCCAGCTACGAAATTGCAGGCCGACGCCTTAGCCGCTACCCGTTTACCGAGCTGCTGGCGCTGCGATCTGCCATGGAGGTTGATGTGTCCAAAGAACAAGCCGCCATCCGGGTGTCTGCCGGCCTGCCAGACAAGCGCCGGGTTTATGTGCGTTTTGAGCGCCCATCATGAGCGTGGCAGTACAAAACCCCGGGGTATTTAGCCGCATTGGCGCTGCCATGCGCCACGTTTTTTCACCACGCCGCACCGCCCAGCGCCGTTTTGATGCTGCCCAACTCAGCCGCCTGACTGCGGACTGGATGGCCACCAGCGCCAGCATTAACGAAGAGCTGCGCATGGATTTGGACAAAACCCGTGCACGCGGGCGCGAGCTCAAAAAAAACAACGACTATGCCCAAAAGTTTGTGGGCATGTGCCAAAACAACATTGTGGGGCCAGATGGTTTTAAGTTGCAGGTGCGCATACTTGACCCCAAAGGCACCAAAGACAAGCTGGCCAGCGATGCCATAGAGGCCGCGTTTAGAGAATGGTCCAGCGCTTGCGACATCGGTGGCACCTTGTCGCTGAAAGACGTGTGTGACACCCTGGTGGGCGGCCTGCCCTCAGACGGTGAATTCTTGGTGCGCTTTGTGCGTGGCCAGGACGCAGGCAACCGCTTTAACTTTGCGCTGCAGCTTATTGACGTTGACCGCATTGACACCCAGCACAACAGCACATCCACCGGCGATGGCAACAAAATCATCATGGGTGTGGAGTTTGACAAATACGGCCGCGCTGTGGCCCTGCACATTTTTGACGCCCACCCGAATGACGGCGCACGCACCGGACGCACCAGAACCCGTGTGCCCACCGCTGAGATTTTGCACCGCTACCGGCTGGACACCCCAGCGCAGGCGCGTGGCATACCGTGGATGGCCCCGGGCATGCTCAGCCTGCACCACCTGGGCGCATTTAAGCTGGCTGCGCTGCTGGCGGCAGAGCATGGCGCTAACCACTTCGGGTTTTTCACAACCCAAGACGGCCAGCCTGGGCTGGGCAGCGAAAACGAAACCGGCCAGCAAATCACCGCCACCCAGCCCGGCACCTTTGACACCTTGCCCGCTGGCGTTCAATTCACCCCGTTTGAGAGCAAATACCCCAGCGACAACTTTGGCCCGTTTGTCAAAGTAACGCTGCAGCGCATTGCCAGCGGCTGGCGCGTGGCCTACCACAGCTTGGCCAATGATCTGGAGGGCGTGAGCTTTAGCAGCATACGCAGCGGCACGCTGGAAGAGCGTGACCGCTGGGCCGCTGATCAAACCTGGTTCATTAACGCATTTCTGGAGCCCATGTACCGCGAATGGCTGCAGCTCTCCCTGCTGTCCGGGGCCATCACCATGCCCAACGGGTCTGCACTACCGGCCGCAAAAATTCAGAAATTCAGTGCGCATGAATGGCAGGGCAGGCGCTGGGAATGGGTAGACCCCAAAAACGACATGGATGCCAAGATTCTCAGCGTGCGTGCCGGTCTGGTGGCACCCCAAGACCTGGCCGCGCAAATGGGTTACGACTTTGATGAAACCCTGGCCAAGATTGCCGACGCGCAAAAAATGGCCGCGTCTTACAACGTCACCCTCACCGCTTACGAGGCCACGCCCGGGGCCGTGCAGGCCGGTGCGCCTGCTGCTGTTTGATGTGACATTTTTTGGTTTTTTTTGTCGCGCAAACCCACTGTAATAAACGCCATGAGCACACCAGACATTCCTCCAAATTTACGAGC